CGGAAAAAGAAGCCATCGTGGATAACGGTGCCCGCTTTGAGCCGCAGTCAGGCACCCTGAACAGCGTCATCCCTCCGGCAGTGCAGCACCTGACGGTGGAGGTGAGCGCAGCTGACGGTCAGTATCTGGCGCAGGCGAAATGGGACACGCCGAAGGTGGTGAAGGGCGTGAGCTTTATGCTTCGCCTGACCGTGGCCGCGGATGACGGCAGTGAGCGGCTGGTCAGCACGGCCCGGACGACGGAAACCACATACCGCTTCACGCAACTGGCGCCGGGGAACTACAGGCTGACAGTCCGGGCGGTAAATGCGTGGGGGCAGCAGGGCGATCCGGCGTCGGTATCGTTCCGGATTGCCGCACCGGCAGCGCCGTCACAGATTGAGCTGACACCGGGCTATTTTCAGATAACAGCGGTCCCGCGTCTTGCGGTGTATGACCCGACGGTACAGTTTGAGTTCTGGTTTTCGGAAACGCGGATTACCGATATCAGGCAGGTTGAAACCACAGCCCGCTACCTTGGCACGGGGCTGTACTGGATAGCCGCCAGTATCAATATCAAACCGGGCCATGATTATTACTTTTATATCCGCAGTGTGAACACCGTTGGCAAATCGGCATTTGTGGAGGCTGTTGGCCAGCCGAGTGATGATGCATCCGGCTATCTGGATTTTTTCAAAGGAGAGATAGGGAAAACCCATCTGGCTCAGGAGTTGTGGACTCAGATTGATAACGGTCAGCTTGCGCCTGACCTGGCGGAAATCAGAACGTCCATCACGGATGTCAGTAATGAAATCACGCAGACCGTCAATAAGAAACTGGAAGACCAGAGTGCAGCGATCCAGCAGATACAGAAGGTTCAGGTTGATACAAATAATAACCTGAACAGCATGTGGGCAGTGAAGCTGCAGCAGATGCAGGACGGACGCCTTTATATTGCGGGTATCGGTGCCGGTATTGAGAACACCTCTGACGGCATGCAGAGTCAGGTGCTGCTGGCGGCAGACAGGATTGCGATGATTAATCCTGCGAATGGCAACACAAAGCCGATGTTTGTTGGTCAGGGCGATCAGATATTCATGAATGAAGTGTTCCTGAAATATCTGACGGCTCCCACCATTACCAGTGGCGGCAATCCTCCGGCATTTTCCCTGACATCAGACGGAAAGCTGACCGCTAAAAATGCGGATATCAGTGGCAGTGTGAATGCGAACTCCGGGACGCTCAACAACGTCACGATTAACGAGAACTGTCGGGTTCTGGGAAAACTGTCCGCGAACCAGATTGAAGGCGATCTCGTTAAAACAGTGGGCAAAGCTTTCCCCGGGACTCCCGTGCACCGGAACGGTGGCCATCAGGGACCATTACCGTCAGGGTTTATGACGATCAGCCGTTTGACCGGCAGATTGTTATTCCGGCGGTGGCATTCAGCGGCGCTAAACATGGAGAGGGAGAGCATACTGATATTTACTCCTCATGCCGTCTGATAGTGCGGAAAAACGGTGCTGAAATTTATAACCGTACCGCGCTGGATAATACGCTGATTTACAGTGGCGTTATTGATATGCCTGCCGGTCACGGTCACATGACGCTGGAGTTTTCGGTGTCAGCATGGCTGGTGAATAACTGGACACCAACAACCAGTATCAGCGATCTGCTGGTTGTGGTGATGAAAAAATCCACAGCAGGTATCAGTATCAGCTGAATTTTATAACCCATATACGGGCGCCAGAAATGGCGCCTTTTTTATTGCAGAAAAGCGAGAGGTAATTATGCGTAAACTTTATGCCGCCATTTTGTCCGCAGCCATCTGTCTGGCCGTATCCGGCGCGCCTGCATGGGCGTCTGAGCAGCAGGCCACGCTGAGCGCGGGGTATCTTCATGCCCGGACGAGCGCTCCCGGTAGCGATAATCTTAACGGGATTAACGTGAAATACCGTTATGAATTTACGGACACGCTGGGGCTGGTGACGTCATTCAGCTATGCAGGAGACAAGAATCGCCAGCTTACCCGTTACAGCGATACCCGCTGGCATGAAGATTCCGTTCGTAACCGCTGGTTCAGCGTAATGGCGGGGCCGTCTGTGCGCGTGAATGAATGGTTCAGCGCGTATGCGATGGCGGGTGTGGCTTACAGCCGTGTGTCGACTTTCTCCGGGGATTATCTTCGCGTAACTGACAACAAGGGGAAAACGCACGATGTGCTGACCGGAAGTGATGACGGTCGCCACAGCAACACGTCTCTGGCGTGGGGAGCTGGCGTGCAGTTTAACCCGACCGAATCCGTGGCCATTGATATTGCTTATGAAGGCTCCGGCAGTGGCGACTGGCGCACTGACGGTTTCATCGTGGGTGTCGGTTATAAGTTCTGATTAGCCAGGTAACACAGTGTTATGACAGCCCGCCGGTTCAGGCGGGCTTTTTGTGGGGTGAATATGGCAGTAAAGATTTCAGGTGTACTGAAAGACGGCACAGGAAAACCGGTAGAGAACTGCACCATTCAACTGAAAGCCAGACGTAACAGCGCCACGGTGGTGGTGAACACGGTAGCCTCTGAAAATCCGGATGAAGCCGGTCGTTACAGCATGGACGTTGAGTACGGTCAGTACAGCGTCATTCTGTTGGTGGAGGGCTTCCCGCCGTCACATGCCGGGACCATCACCGTGTATGAAGATTCTCAACCGGGGACGCTGAATGATTTTCTCGGTGCCATGTCGGAGGATGACGTCCGGCCGGAGGCACTGCGCCGTTTTGAACTGATGGTGGAAGAAGCGGCGCGTCACGCTGAGGAGGCGAAGAAGAATGCCGGAGAGGCGGAGACGTCCGCGAGGAATGCCGGCATATCAGCCAGTCAGGCAGAAGAGAGCGCGGCAAATGCTGACACTTCAGCAGGGGATGCATCGGAGTCAGCCCGGCAGGCGGCAGAAAGTGCAGCCGCTGCAAAGCAGTCAGAGGAGGCGTCCTCGTCCTCGGCCTCTGCGGCCGCTCAAAAAGCCAGTGAGTCATCACAAAGTGCAGCAGATGCTGAGTTGTCAAAAAGACGGCAGAAAGTGCAGCCGGTAATGCAGCCAGGGATGCAACGACCGCAACAGAAAAAGCCCGGGAGTCAGCAGAAAGCGCACAGTCAGCGGAACAAAGCAGGATAGCGGCGGAAGAGGCCGTAAACCGAATCCCCACCGTGGTGGGACCTCCCGGGCCAAAGGGGGAACAGGGGCCCGCGGGTCCTCAGGGGCCGAAGGGTGATAAGGGAGAGCGCGGTGACACCGGCCCTGTCGGGGCAACCGGCGAACGGGGACCGGCAGGTGATGCTGGTCCGGCAGGCCCGCAGGGGCCGAAAGGTGACAGGGGGAGAGCGGGGAGAGACCGGTCTGACGGGAAATGCAGGTCCACAGGGTCCAAAGGGAGATACCGGTGCGGCAGGCCCGGCAGGCCCACAGGGCCGAAAGGAGAAACAGGTGCGGCTGGCCCGTGGGGGCAACCGGACCTCAGGGACCGAAGGGCGACCCGGGGGAGACACAAATCCGTTTTCGTCTGGGGCCGGCGAGCATTATTGAGACAAACAGCAATGGCTGGTTCCCGGATACAGATGGCGCACTCATCACCGGACTGACCTTTCTTGACCCCAAAGATGCCACACAGGTTCAGGGGCTGTTTCGGCATTTGCAGGTCAGGTTTGGTGACGGGCCGTGGCAGGATGTTAAGGGGCTGGATGAAGTGGGCAGTGATACAGGCAGAACAGGAGAATGACATGAACATATTAAAAAAAATTATGCAGCGTCTGTGCGGTTGCGGAAAGCATGATGACCGTGAAAACGGGGAGTTACTTACAGCACAGCTGCGACTGGGACCGGCAGACATTCTGGAGTCCGATGAGAATGGTATTATCCCGGAGCAGGACAGGGTAATCACGCAGGTGGTGATACTGGATGCGGATAAAAAGCGGATACAGTGCGTGGTAAGACCGCTGCAAATCCTGCGTGCTGACGGGACGTGGGAAAATATTGGCGGGATGAAGTAACCCGACAGCTTCAC